TCGATACCGAATGGCATCGCAATTCTTCAATCAACAATAAGCAAGAAACAGGCGTTCTTGCTAAAAGACAAAAAACCTGTATTATTGCCTGATCGAAAAGGCAGTCGGTTTCTGACGGATATTAAACAATATGGTTGGACAATGTGTGTGCCGACCTGGAATCACAAAGACGCCAATGCGGCAGTGAAAGATTACGGTCGATTGATCGTGGCGAAGATGATTCATGATGGTATGACGAAGAATCATACTGAGGCGGAAGTGAAGTTCAAGATGTGGGAAATATGAGATGGCGCTAGCGACCACGGAATTCGACCGGTTCTTGGAGAAAGTCTCCAAGTTACTTCCAAACTTAACAGAGAGGTTGTTTACGCAGGCGTTAGATAATAAGGTTCCGTTGGCGTATAGAGAAGAGTTCTTTATCATTACTCTTTGTAGGATCGTAAAGTTCGATCTTGTATTTTATTTTCCTAACGACGAACAATCGTTTAATGATTTATATCAGTGGTTAGAGAAACATAAAGACCTTGAGGCATACTGGTTACTATGAGTGAATCTAACATTTTAACGACGGATCAATTCTTACGTAGTATGACGAAAGAATATCCTCAGTTAATGAGCGCCATTAAAGATGAATGGAATAAGAAGTATGGAAAAGAATATTCTACACCGGCAAGGATTCAATACACGGTTGATTCTGTCAGAAGGGTAACTGAGTTCGGTTCGGTGTTACATCTTGGGTCGAACAATTTTTATTTTATGTTGAAAGAACTTTACGCGCATGTGAAGGAAAACGAAGACAAGATTAGTTATTGGTTACTGTGAGGAAACAATGTTAGAACAATTGAGCAAAGAAGAGATCATCTTTCTGTCCACCATCAATTCGTGGAACCTGCATGGAGTCATCGAGCATTTTCGGTTCGATATCCATGAGTACAAAAAGGAGAAGTACCAAGTTGCCGCCTCTCTATATAAGAAAGGTTTGGTCACTTACAAGACGCATTACACGGTAATGCAGGGGCAAGGCAAGAAGCGACGTGCGACGGATGTTCTTCTGACCGATAAAGGAAAGAGAGTCGTTTCGATGCTTTGTGATCTTCGGGATGAACTACGGTCGGCGTAGACTGTCAAAGTAGTTAAAGGGTGATGTAACAGAAGTACCAACGTAAACAGTAATTGAATGTCGGCAGTAATAGATCAGAAAGAAAAACTACTACTAGAATTCGCTCTTAGTAACAGAGAACTCTTCATCAAAGTATTCAAGGTTCTGAACCCGATTTACTTTGATCCTCCCTTAAAGCAAGTTCTTGAATTCTCTTTGCGGTACTTTAGCGAGTACCGCAATCTCCCTTTGTTCGACATCATCAAAGTCGAAACCGGCGTGGATTTAACTCCAAGAGACGTTGCAAAGCATGAGTTTGAGTATGTTACGGATGAAATAGAAAAGCATTGTCGCAACATGGCAATGCGTCTTGCAATCATCAACAGTGCTGAGAAGTATCTTGAAGCGGCAGACTATGGCGCTATCGAACAAGAAGTTCGAAATGCATTGATGGTATCGGTCGATAATAACCTTGGTCTTAACCTATTCGAAGACCCTGAACTTCGTTTGATGATGATGAAGACCAACCTAGATGGACGTTCTATCGGTTGGCCTAGCGTTGATCAAGTTATCGATTGTATCAGACGTGGTGAGTTGTTGTTGTTTGCTGGTGGAACAGGTAGCGGTAAATCAATCATGTTGGCGAACGTTGCCAACAACATGGCGAAGGACAATCTGAACGTTCTTTATATCACGTTCGAATTGCAAGATAGCTTGGTCGCAAAGCGTTGTGACTCTATTGTTACCGGTATTCCAAATAAAGAAATCTTCGATGACATTACCGCCGTTTCTACCGCACTGAAAGCAATCGAAGCGAGCTACGGCACATTCTATGTGAAGAAGATGCCTAACGGCACAAAGTCAAATGAGATACGCGCATATTTGATGGAATATGAGCTTCAATTTGGTTTCGCGCCAGATGTGTTGTGCGTTGATTACCTTGATCTGATGTCTCCGAACATGAGAATCGATGGAAACAGATTCGACATCGATAAGGCGATTACCGAGGAACTAAGAGAGATTTGTGTAGACTTCAATGCTTATGGGTTTACGGCATCACAACTAAACAGAGATGCGGTTGATTCGGTGGTGAAGTCTCAGTCACACATTGCTGGTGGTATTTCAAAGCTAAACACTGTTGATGCTGCACTAGCGATTTCAAGAACTGAAGAGCAAAAGGACAGGGGCGAGATAGAATTACAGTTGTTGAAGTTACGTAATGCCGAATTCATTACGACTCCAATCACGTTGTACTTCGATTCGAAGACTTTAAGGGTACTAGAGACTCCACCAGCGAAATCGTTTGCAGCAAATGTTGGGGTAGGGTCTGCAACAAAGAATAAAATAGAAGCACTAATAGGAAAAGGAAAAAAGTGATCAAACGAACATTTGTATACGTCAATCTATTGGCGGCGATGAACATCAAGACTAAAGAATTGAATGATTACGTTACTTCTAAGCTGAATACAAACGATTGGTCGTTTTTCGATAGCAACATAACTTGTCTTCCAGATAAAGTGATCGAAAAAATGAGTAACAGTTTCTTTGCCGGTATGTCTGCCGCTCAGTATGTACTTACGTTGGATGGCGGTATATTCGTAAATCCAGTTCTTCAAGGATTGCTATCAGACGTTGAAGTGTGGAGTGCGTTCTTAGCTACACAGGATTCGTTCGAACTTGAGTTGATGTATCTGGATATTCCATTCGAACTTTATGATTCGGTTGTAGACGAGAAGTGGAGAGTGGAGAAAGATGTTTATGAAGCGAGTTCAGAGTTGATTCAAAGCATCGTTGATGCGCTTCATAAGGTGAGAAATGAAAGCAGAGTTTTACATTGAGGAAATAAGATGTCATCTACAGTTATTAGCATTAGTCGTACAGAGTCAGTCGAAACGGCAGTTGATGTCGATATATCGGTTCGCGTCGATTATGAGACTATCATTAACGAGTTCGAATACTTCCTTTCGTTAGGTTACACGAAGCAGGTAGCATTGGATAAATTGTCTTCCCAACAAATTGGTGTTTCCGAAGCATGAAGCAGTATCACAAGATGTTACAACGCGTCATGAAGCGCGGCGTAGATAAGACTGATCGAACTGGTGTAGGTACGCGTTCGATCTTTGGGTATCAAATGCGATTCAAGATGAAGGATGGATTTCCACTTCTAACCACGAAGAAAACTTCATTCAATCTGATCATGACCGAGCTTCTTTGGTTCATCAAAGGTGATACCAACATCAAGTGGTTGCAGGAACGCAATAACCACATATGGGATGAATGGGCAGACGAGAATGGGAACCTAGGACCGATCTACGGTAAGCAGTGGCGTTCGTGGCCGATCTACAAGGCGGATTCGGAATTGGGGTTGACCTATTACCGTGAGACGTTTGATCAGCTTGCAGATGTGATTGAGCGCATCAAGACCAATCCGAATGATCGTCGGTTGATCGTGTCTGCCTGGAACGTTGGTGATATTCCGGATATGAAGCTGCCGCCTTGTCATTCGTTCTTCCAGTTCTACGTAAGCGGCAAGAAACTGTCTCTACAGCTTTACCAGCGTAGTGCCGATAGCTTCCTAGGGGTGCCATTCAATATCGCCTCCTACAGCCTCCTATTGCATATGGTGGCACAAGTGACCGGACTGAAGGCACATGAGTTCATCTGGACTGGTGGGGATGTGCATATCTACCACAATCACTTCGACCAAGTGAATGAGCTTCTTAGTCGGAGCGAGTTCGATTTGCCACAAATCCGTATCAATTCTTGTGTCAAAAACATTGATGACTTCATTGAAGAAGATTTTGAAGTTTTGAATTATCAGTGTCATCCGGCGATCAAAGCGGATGTGGCGGTCTAAGCGAACTCATGCTTGACAAAGCACGATAAGTGGTATAGTCTTAATCTATGCTGAGCCTAACTATTGGCGAAATTCTTTACTCTTCTTCTGGTCCCTTATCTTCTGAGGACCAGAAGAGGATATTTGAATTGCTGACAGATAAGATGAAACCTAGAAGAAAGCAATCTTTAGGGAATTCGTTGCATGTGATGTACGAATACATCCTGAAGAAGATCATTGATCAGAAGGAAGAAACGGCAGTAGTCGTTTTTGATCTGATCAAGCGAATAATGGATGATCCCGAAATCGCTGAAGTTGTGAAATACGAAGCGAAAAGAGCATCCAACATCGGCAATTTCTTCTTCGAACGTCGCGATAGTACTGAAATCTATTATTCCGTTTTCAGTGCGGAACTGGCAGTCGAAGTGTTTCTGGACATCGTAAAGAACGGATTCACTCTACATTACGAGATTTACCAGTACGTCAGTAATGACGTGAAAGCGTTGATACTTCTTTAACCACAACCAAAGGAGCAGTGCCATGTATGCAGTGAAGAAGTCCGTCCTTATGCTCGCCGTTGGCCTTATGGTCGGATTGGTGGGTGTCCCTTCCTATGCTTCGCAGTGCAACGAGGGGATGAATAAGTTCATCGCCATCGGCAAACAGGCGCAGCAATGCGTAAGTGTATTGGAGTCTGTACAAGGGCAGGACATTATCACTGTCCGGCAAGTGTACAACGAGAATCCGGCATGCGTGCAGGCGAACAAGGAGCGTGATACGTTCGATAAATACGCTACGCAGATTACGGCCGGCAACCTTCGTGCATGTTACAAGCAGAATCCACGACCGGTGAACGATGCCTTGGGCAGCTTCGGTCGCTTGGCACATATCGAAGACTGGATTCAGCGTTACGAGACGGAGAGCAATGTCGAGGAAATTATGGCGGAACAACAGCGCGAGCAGGAGGAAAGGACTGCGCGTTTGGAACAGGAACAGGCCGAACGAAACGCGAAACGTGTGGAACAACGTCGTGCACGTAGGGCTGAAAAGTGCGAACGATTCGCGAGTCAAGGAATCAGTTGTTGATTTAAATTTTGGCATGTAGCTCAGTTGGTAGAGCATTCGACCGATAATCGAAAGGTCGCTGGTTCAAGTCCAGCCGTGCCAACCAAATTGACGGATAGCTCAGCGGTAGAGCGACGGTCTGTTAAACCGTTGGTCGTAGGTTCGATCCCTACTCCGTCAGCCAATTTAGGGGCGAATGTTCCAAGGTCAGGCGAGCGAGACTCCAAATCTTGCTGGGGGAGTTCGATTCTCTCCGCCCCTGCCAACATGGCCGGAGTTTTCTCCGGCCTTTATTTTTTGATTTAGTATTGACGTAGTAGCCACAATCGAGTATAAATAACACTATGAACATGCAACAGGCGCAATTATCGTTTTTCTCCTATTACTCCGAAAGTGAGAGAAATACTTGCGCCTTTCGTTCTAGGGACATTCCCTAAGTAACGAACAAGTAAAGAGTTAAACGAAAGGCGCTTTAGGAAAACTAAAGCGCCTTTTTTATTGCTCAGAGGTCGTCTAGCTGGTAGGACAACGGACTTTGAATCCGTTTATGAACGTTCGAATCGTTCCCTCTGAACCAGCTTGGTAAGCTAATCTAGTGAAAGCAACGGTCTGAAAAGCCGTAGAGGTTGGGGCGGAACCAACACCAAGCACCAAGTTTTGCTCCTATAGATTAATGGTTAGATCGTCAGACTTTCAATCTGAAGGTGCGGGTTCGATCCCCGCTAGGAGTACCAGTTTTGCGAAGGTGGTGAAATGGCAGACACGCTACGCTCAAACCGTAGTGCCAGAAATGGCGTACCGGTTCAAGTCCGGTCCTTCGCACCAGTTTGGAAAGCGTCATAAGGTAGGATGGTCCTACGGTCGGCTGTAAACCGACTCCCACAGGGCATGTCGTTCGATTCGACCGCTTTCCACCAATTGTTTAGTAAACAAGTATAAATAGTAGTGTACACGGAGACACTACTATGTTTGAGAATACAAAAACGACGAGGGATCAAGGGGATATCGGAATAACTGCGGCAGTGTTTCATTTATCTCGCTTGGGATATAAACCATTGCTTCCGGTAACAGATAACAATTCTTATGACTTGGTTATAGAGTTAAATGGAAGGTTTTCTTCTGTGCAAGTTAAAACTACGAAGACCAAGGTCAACGGAAACTACCAAGTGCAGTTAAGGCGGATAAGACCAAATAGGACAAAAAATGTCATCCACCATTTTGATAAGACTGAATTTGACTTCTTATTTGTGTTTACTGAAGAAGGTGACTGTTACCTTATTCCTAGCGTAGAAATCGATGCCAAAAGTGGCATCTCACTTTACCGAAGGTATGATGAGTATAAAATTACTGGCAGGACTACCGTACAATAAAAGGTGAACGGCGCGGTCTTGAAAACCGTTTGATCCAGAAATGGATTTGGGGGTTCGATTCCGCCTACCTTCCGCCAGTTTGGAAAGTAAAGTAGACAGGGTTCTACCGGCGTTTGCTAAACGCATGGTTCCTTAACCGGGATGTGTTTCGAGTACACTGCTTTCCGCCATTTACTTATAACGCAGTTAGCGTTATATTGCCTATATGAAAACAGTGCAGTGGAAGCTTTTCTTAGACGACGTTCGTGAAGTCACCGATATCTATGATGATGCCAGTGGTTTCACGGTTGCACGTAACCTGATCCATGCTAAGACGCTGATACAGCTTTTTGGTATTCCTCACTTCATCTCGTTCGATCATGACTTGGGCGGCGACGAGACTGGTTATGAGTTGGTCAAATGGATGGTCGATTTAGATATGGAATCTCCCATCTTCCCACCAGACTTTCAATTTAGGGTGCATTCAGCGAATCCGGTCGGCCGGAAGAATATTGAATGTTACTTGAACAATTACTTACACTTTAAAGGAGCAATGAATGATACAGGCTAAATTCGCAGTATTGAAGGTGGATGACGGTGTAACTGTCATCAGCGCATATGATGACATGCCGGAATTGAGTTGGGCAGTCTACAAAGATGTCGAAATCACATTCCTTGACAATGGACATCTTCAGTTAAAGGGAACTCGTATCCAAACCCAAAAAAGTATGTTTCATACGAAATATGACGATCTTCACTTGGTCGAAGATGAATTCATTAAGACCAAACAAATCGGTTTCTGGAAATGGAAGAAGACCATTCAATATGTTCCTAAAGGTGAGTTCTACATCGAAAAGAAACCAGGGGTTAAACTTGATATGACGGTCCACAACTTTCGTTTGCTACGGTATTCTCGTGCGGTTGACTGATATAATCAGGGCGTTCATGGATATTAACGGCAAGGATGAATATTCAATCCTTCGTGTTGATGGAAGTTGGCGTGGACACAAAGCATTGTTCAATGAATTGGTAGAAGCGCACCATAATGGGGTAGTTGAGTTGGTTGATTTCAAACTTGAAATCATTCCGAAAGGACAAAGAACCAACCGTCGAAAAATAGAGTGGTATTCTTACCAATTCACCGAAGAAGGGCGTGCCTTGGTTATATACGAAAAACTGTGAGAACGATATGCCAAACATAACACAAACTCTGTTTCATAATGGGCTGATCAAACCAGATAAGTTCGTGGTTGATGGTATCCAGTACGAAACCATCATGGGTTCGTATGCCTATGGCGTCTCGTCTGACTCGTCAGACATGGATGTCTATGGGTTCTGTATCCCTCCTAAAGAAGTCGTCTTCCCTCACCTGAAGGGAGAGATAAACGGATTCGGACGGCAGATTCAGAGGTTCGAACAGTTTTCTCAGCATCATGTGAAATACAACGCGAAACAGTACGATATAACGATCTATAACATCGTGAAGTACTTTCAGTTGTGTACGGAGAATAATCCCAATATGATTGACAGTCTTTTTACGCCTGCCAACTGTGTTATGACTGCAACTAAGGTCGGTCAAATGGTGCGCGATAACCGTCGCCTGTTCCTCCACAAAGGCGCGTGGCACAAGTTCAAAGGTTATGCCTACTCACAGATGCACAAGATCAAAACGAAAGACCCCAAAGGGTCTAGACGCGATATGGTTGATACCTATGGGTATGACGTTAAGTTCGCGTATCACGTTGTTCGCCTATTGGACGAGGTTGAACAAATCCTGATCGAAGGAGATATTGATTTACAACGTAACCGAGAGCAGTTGAAGTCCATTCGGCGTGGTGAGTGGACCGAACTTCAAATTGAAGAATACTTCACTACCAAGGAAAGGGAGTTGGAGAAGGTTTACCTGGACAGCAAGCTTCAGCATTCTCCGGATGAAGGGAAGGTCAAGCAACTGCTACTTGATTGCCTGGAAGAGTTCTACGGCAGTCTGAATGGATGTGTGGTCAATGTCGATGCCGCCATGCAAACCTTGATGGATATCAAGGCGCTGATTGAAAAGGTTGTTCGATGAACGCCAAAGAATTGATTGCCGATCTTCAGAAACAAGCGGAAGAACTTCGCCGGGAAATGAAGAAAGATGGTTTCGAGTGGAAGATGACCACAGTTCTTCAGAACGCGATTAAGTTCATTAAAGAACTTCCTCCACTTGCGTTTGACCTTGGGATTGGGGCGATGATTGATGATCGGCGCATCGTCGTGTTTTTCAATGATAGTGAGTTGATGGATGCAAAAGATAGCTATTATTCTGGATATAATTCCAAGTCATTCTATTCTCTTGGTTATCACATAGAATTTTCGAAAGAGGAACGGTCGGCAGCATTTTACGATCCTATAGGGGAGGGAAAATACCCTTATGAGGAATTTAAAGCATTGGATGTGAAAGGAAGTAACAAGACAAAAATCAACGAATACCTCTGCAAAGTCGCCCTCCAAATCCTGTAACGATAAATAGATGTATATCTATCGTTACAGGAGTCCAAAGTGTTTCTCGATACAATTCAACAAGAACTAGATTTTCTCGATCAAATTGTGCAAGAAGGTATTGCTGGTGATGCTGCCAAGGTAGCTGCCGGTGTTGCTGGCGCTTTGCTCATTAAACATGGTATCGATGATAAGAAGCGCGATGCCGAAATTCAAAAGCGTAAGAAGTGGCGTGAACAAAAGTCAAAGGCAAAGGCACGAAAAGAAGAACAAGAAAAAGCACAAAAACAACGTGAACGTGAAGCAGCAAAGCGTCAACGTGAAGCACAAGATAAGTAAGGAAATCGATCAATGTCATTTACAGAAAAACTACAACAAGAACTAGACGAACTTCAGAAAATCATCGAAGGCGAGATGGAAGACGATGACGATGATGACGATGATGAAGATTTAGATGACGAAGAATTTGAAGAAGAAGAAGAGGAAGAAGAAGAGGAAGAGGAAGAGGAAGAAGAAGAGGAAGAAGAAGAGGAAGAAGAGTTCATGGATTGGGAAATCCATGAAGATGATCTTCTGAATGAAGAAGAGATACAAAAGCTTGTTGAAGAACTTGGATTGGATGACGAACACATTCAAATTCTAGAAGAAGGTCTAGCTACGAGTGCAGCAAAGGCCGCCCTTAAGCATGGAAAGAAGGCAGCGAAATCCGCCAAAAAGTTTGGTAAAGATGTCAAACATGTTTATAAGAAAGAATTTAAACGTGCTGTTGCAGATGGAAAAGCAGAACATAAGATCGGCGTCAAACATGGTGAGAAAGGGAAGAGTGTAGCGAGTGCAGTAAAAGCGGCCGAAAAGCGCCGTAAACGAGTTGGAGCAGTCAGAAAGGTTGCGGATAAACTAACTGGTTACGATAAAAAGAAAAAGAAAGTAGATGATGCAACAACGGCAGCAGTTGCCGGTGGTTTAACGATGGTTGAAATCCGTCGCAGAGCAAAAGCTAAGAAACAAAAAGAAGAACAAGAAAAAGGAAAGAATCAACGTGAACGTGAATCTAACAAGCGTAAGCGTGAAGCAGAAGCCAATAAGTAATGTCTATTCTTAACGAAGTTCTAGAGGAAAGTTGGAAGCTTGCTCTCGCTGCCGGTATGGTGGCAGGAGCTTCCGTCGCTAGAAGTCGTAAGAAGAAAGTCCCTACATATCGTTCTATGTCTCGCGAAGAGCGTAGACGTAGATCATCCCTCAAGAAGTCTATAGAGCAAAATAAAATAAGAATGCGTAAACTTCAACGCAGAACGCGCAAAAAACACTAAATCGTTATTGACGATAGAACCTTTAACGACTATTATGTCTAAAGTCGTTATCCACACAATTACCTGTAAGGAGGAAAAGTGGGAGTCAATACTGAAAATGGTTTTATCGAATACCGTCACCTTCACTGCAAACATCTCTGCCCCGATTTTCCGGCAGTCACATTCAAGTTCGATGTAAATCAAGACGAAGAGATTATCAAGTTCTCTTTCTCCGTTTGTTCATCCAAAGACAATTTCTCACGCAGAGTGGGTCGCGAGATCGCTGATAAGCGCATGGAAGATGGTGCGGTGGTTTCCAGCAGTTATGATCGTAAATCGAGTCTCACGGAAAACGCGATGGACATCATGAACTCCATCATCAATCGATACGAAGAAGGTACCGATGGGTTGCGTGATGAAATCGATGCCGATCCTGTTCACAAGAAGTTCTATCAAGACATGGTTCGTGCGCGTGATGCACTGTATGACGTGCGTGTCTATATCGAAGACGAGGAAATGTTTTCAGACGAAATCGGCATGTAAATAATCGGTATGGATGAAGCATACCGACTTGGGTACGAATCGACTGGAAGTTTTTACGACAACCCATACAAAGATGGAACCGACGAGGCGCGTCGTTGGGTTGATGGAAAGGTTCAGGCGATTATAGATGTGCGAAAAGAGAGAAAATAAATCTATATGTTCATGAAGTGTGGCGTTGTAAAGGTTGCCAAGGCAACTTATTCAATTTTCGGTGAAAGTGAGAATAGCGTTAACCTGTCTATTGTAGACTCAAACAAGAAAGAGTATACTTTTGAGAACGTGTCTTTGATCAGTTGCCCAACATTGATCAAGAAAACTCTCAACCTACCTATGGACTATCAGATATGAGTCATTATTGCATGCTGGCGCAACCGTTCGATGAAAACCGAATCCAGCGTTGGCCTGTGATCGTGGAACCGAAGCTTGATGGCGTGCGAGTGATCGCGGACATCGAGATTCCTACCGATACGGTGAAATTTTCCAGCCGTTCAGGTAAACCGTTCACGTCATTTAATCATCTGAAAGACCCATTGTTGAATATGGTATCGATTCAGTCTGCGCCGAACTTCGTGTTCGATGGTGAGGTAGTTTCTGGTTCGTTCAATAACACGGTGAGTGAAGTTCGTAAGAAGTACGAGCAAGCGCCAGATGCAGTTTTCTACGTGTTTGATGTTGCCGGACAGTTAGCGAGCTTGCCGTACAGAGATCGCCGCAAGATCATCGAGCAGTGGGTTCCAGGCGCGTTATCCATGCACGTTCAAGTTCTTCCTACCTACGAGGCGCATTCTGTTCAGGAGATTTATGACCTGTATCAGAGACTTCGTGATAAGGGGTTCGAAGGCGTGATCGTAAAGGATAGCGACAGCATCTACGAGATGAAGCGTAGCTATGCATGGATGAAGATCAAAGGTTATTCCTCCGAAGACATCTACATCGTTGATGCAATTGAAGGTACAGGCAAATATGTTGGTATGCTTGGTGCTATCGTTGCTGAGTACAACGGAAAGAAGGTAAAGGTTGGAACCGGCCTTACTGATGATCAACGCACAAGCTTCTGGCATGAATACACCAATGGTCGCCTTGTCGGTCGATTGATCGAAGTTGGTTATCATGAACTGACGCCTGCCGGTTCTCTTCGTCATCCGCGCTTCGTTCGTTTCCGTGACACACTTGAGAAGGGAGTGAAGGAATGAAGTATCTCTTGATTTCACTGTTCATTATTGTTGTGGTGATAACGGAAACCTTCTTGCTCATATGAAAACTCTGATCGTTAAATACGGATTGAGTCTTTGTTACGCGATGGTCTTCATCTCTGCCTACTTCTTTGAAGAGTGGTACTGGTGGAGATGGGTTGGATTCTCTGTATTGTTCGTGATGATTGGTCTGGTGGTCTTCGCCCTACATACCGATGCACTTGTACCGGATACACAAAAGGAAAAAGATAGTGGCTGAGAAGAGATTGCTCTTTTCCGTTACTGCTAGTGACTGCGAGTGGAGCTACACTAGAGGTACCGGAAACGGCGGACAGAAGAAGAACAAGACGAGCAGTGCCGTGCACTGCAAGCACAAGGCGAGTGGTGCTGCCGGTTACGCAGAAGATTCGCGTAGTCAGCATGAGAATAAAAGACTCGCATTCGAACGCATGGTGAAGTCCAAGGAGTTCCAAGAGTGGCACAAGATGGAGATCATTCGGCGTTCTGGTGAACTTCATCAGATCGAGCGTGCGGTTGATCAATCGATGCGTCAGATTAAGGTTGAAGGAAAAGATGAAAACGGTAGATGGGTTGAACTGAACAAGAACTCGGATTTGAATGATGACGGCGTTCGATAAACTGAAGAAACTTCAGCAGACTCGATATTCGCCTAATGTTCGTATCGAGATTTCGTGGAATGGTTCGGCAGTCATTGAGTTGAGTATTGGTTATGATAACTGTTCCTACAAGCAAGACTTCGACATCAAGACTGGTCACGGTTACACTGTGATTAGGTGTGAAACCACACATGTTGAAACTGGTTTGTTGGCAGTCATCGATGCATATTGTAAGAAGTTTGGTGTTGTACTAGATTCTGGAATATAGAACGAGGATTGAATGGCAAAGGTAACAATTGAAGAAATTTTGAATAAGGTTATTACGGCGGACGATCAGGATACCAGTATGGTAATTTCGCGTATGGAAGATGGTTCGTTTGAGATCGCCAGCTATGACGGAACCTTCCGTGCACACGGAGAGACGTTTGATGAGGCGCTAGATGCCTATGTGGAAGACGTTGAGCGAGTTCGCGAAGAAGAAGCTGTAGTTGAAGACTACAACGACGATGGTGACTGGACTCCGGAAGAGGAAGACGAGGGTTGGGGAGATAACGACTAATGTCTCAGGTCGAAGCGAGCGAGAATCTAAAGACCGTGTTGAAGAATCTTCTTCTTCAGGTCGGACATATTACCGTTCATAGAGACATGCATGGTCCGATAGATGTCATTGATGGCGAAGCTAGAACGGCATGGACGTATAAACTAGACGCAAAATTGATGAATGTTGATGGACTTAAAGAAAAGTTCAAGGAAATAAAGAACATCTCCCTCTATCAAGTATTCGATCCTCTTCGGGATTTCTTCTTGATTAGAGTGGCGATGTGGTAATGTTTACTCCTGTAGCTCAATTGATAGAGCAGCCGACTTATATTCGGTATTAGCGCCAGATTAGCGCATGGTTGTTGGTTTGAGTCCAACCAGGAGTACCAATTTTGTGCCTGTAGCTCAGTTGGATAGAGCATCAGCCTTCTAAGCTGAGGGTCACTGGTTCGAATCCAGTCAGGCACGCCAAGTTTGACTGAAGAGTATTGCAGCCGATTTCCTGGTTGGGTGACGAGGTTCGAATCCTCTAGGTTGTAAGGTGGTTCCTTAGCGGAGTTAACCGACCGCCAATGCTCTTCGGTCAATTTTAAATATTAGGAGTCATATGTCGAACAATAAGTGGATATGTACCGAAGAGCAACTTGATTCGGTGAATAGAGGAAAGCTTTGTCCGGCATGCTTATCGAACAATGTTAAGTGTGTTGGTGCAAATCCAGACCTAACCAATCTCAACGCCGCATATGATTGCCTTGATTGTGGTGAGATGTGGGAAGGTTACTAACCCAAACCAAAGGAGACACAAAATGAAAGTGAATAAACTTGTGGTGTTCAACCTTTCTTTTAAGGTCGAAGCTGAATACCTCTTAGACGGTTCATTAACGAACGAGAACGTCTTGGAACAGTTGCAGCAGTACGGAACAGCAGAAGTTTCCGATGTTATGCCTATCAACGATAAAGCATTATCATTTGAAATCAAGTTCTCTGTTACTCCGGAATATCTTCTGGATGGAGCAATGGACGACATCTTCAGCAAATTGAATGAATATGGTGAAACAGA